AGATACAAGCTAGTCACGATGGCACAGCGGATGATGAGAAAGGGGATCTGATCTTTCGCACTAACGATGGGTCAGATGGTACAAGTCCTACTGAACGTGTTAGGATTGACTCATCTGGTAATGTTGGAATTGGAACAACTTCGCCTTCTAAAACATTAGTTATTAGTGAGGACGATTCTGAATGTGTTGCTATTATTAAATCGAGTGATACTGGAACTGCTGGTATCTATTTGGGTGGTCAAACAGATGAAATAAAAGCTGGAATGATACTCGATAATTCTACTAATGATTTAAAATTTCAAGGGCATGACAATGCAGAACGTATGCTTATTGATAACAATGGTAATGTTGGAATAAATGAGTCCAGCCCTGATAGACTTTTTCATGTCAACGGTGGAACTACTAACACAGTAGCAAAGTTCGAAAGTACAGATGCTGTATGCTCTATAGATTTTACCGATAATGGTGGAACTGCTGAGATTGGAAATGAAGGAAACGACATTGTATTTTTCCCAGCTGGAACAGAAAAATATAGAATTTTAAATGATGGGCGTTTTAAAACTTCTGATACTAGCTATGTTCAATTTACAGGCACAATTCATTCAAGTGATACAAGATATTACAAGCTTATAAATTACGCTAGTGGCTATATGCTTGATGCTGTAGTATTTATGCAAGCTAACAGAAACGGTGGCTTTAACCAAAGTGCTGGTTATAGAAATTATAACTGTGCTGTTGGTGGTTATAGTAACGCTTTATATGGGCCGATAACTGCTACTGGTGATAGCGGTGAAAGTGGCAACATGACGTTACACGCTGGAAGTGATGAGGCTATTTACTTAAAAATTACTCCCAATACTTATGGGGGAACAGTTAACGGTGTTATAATCGGTAGAATTAGAACGTGGGATTATGACGGCACATATGTAACTTCAGCTCCATAGGAAAAAACATGAGTGATATTACAGAAACAGAAGCACCAGATCCTAGATTTAAAACAGTAACAATGATGTTGCGTGATGAAAGAGATCGTAGGTTAAGAGAAACAGATCATTGGGCTTACCAAGATAGACCGACTATGACGCAAGCACAGATTGATTATCGCCAAGCTCTTAGAGATATAACAGAAACATATACATCTATAAATGATGTTGTATGGCCTACATTGGAGGAATAAATGGCATTAACAGAAGAAACAGTACAAGACAAAATCGAGGTAGTCGGTGAGTTCAAGCATATTCAAGTGCGAACAGCTACCGTTATCAAGCGTGACGGTACAGAGATAAGCCGTTCATTTCATCGTCATGTCGTAGCACCAGATATAAGTGCAGATGACTTAGCTAATGAAAGCGCAGACGTACAAGCTATAGCTGCACAAATGCACACTAATGCAGTCAAGACAGCGTATGCTGCACACCTTGCAGATAACACGCCAGAGTAAGGATTAAACAATGAGCAGAGCTAGAGATAGAGCCGATGGTGTTTTACACAACCGCACTCACGAAGATACTGAAGGTGGTCGTGAATCACTAATTACTTTCAAAGGTGAGCAAAGTGGTGGTGAGATTTCTACTCTTGCTCAAATCCAAGCATCACATGATGGTACATCGGATGACGAGAAAGCTGACCTAATCTTTAAAACTAATGATGGCTCAGACGGAGCATCACCTACTGAGGCTGCTAGAATAGATAGTGATCAAAATTTGTTAGTATCTAAGACTAGTGCTGGTGCAGCTACAGCAGGTTTTGAAACAAGGTCAAGCGGTTATACTGCGATTACAAGAGATGGTGGTCAGCCACTAGAGGTTCGTAGACTCACAGGTGATGGTGTCTTAATTGACTTACGAAAAGATAGTACTTCGGTGGGGAGTATTGCTGCTAGAGGGGGTCATTTAAGAATTGGTAATGATGATATTGGTTTGGAATTTCACAACACAAATAATGCAATTTACCCTGCTAACATAACTGCTGCTACACTACCTGATAATACTACAGATTTAGGTGCTTCTAATATTCGCTTCAAAGATATTTACACATCAGGTGGTATTTATCTTGGTGCAGCTTCAGCAGCTTCCCCTGTTGCAGCAAATCATTTAGACGATTATGAAGAGGGAACTTTTTCTGGTAGATTATCAAGCGGTTACACAGGTAGTGTGACTCATTTTACTTCTGCAACCACTGGATATTATATAAAAATTGGAAGATTAGTTCATTGGCAAATTCATCATACTGAACAAGCTAGTGGCGGCAGTTCAGCACAGACTGTTTATTTAACAGGTTTGCCTTTTAATACAGCTCAGTATGGTGCGCTTTCTTATTGGCTTTACAGTGGTTTTTCCAATATAGGAGCTGGTCAAGTTCCAATGCCAAGGTATCAAATAAATTCAGATGCTGTAGTATTTCAAAAATTTAAAGATGGAACAAGTTCAGAAATTACGTACTCAAATTTTGGTGGTACTATGAACATAATGCTAACAGGTACTTATTATACTTCATCTTAATAACACCCTAGTTGGAAACAAAGCATGGATGGTCTACCAAAAGTAAGCATAGGTATAATCGGAGTAGTGATACTTCAGATTGGTGGTTTTATTTGGTGGACTGCACAACAGGCATCAACAATATCTAATCTTGAATCTACTGTTTCTCAGCTTTCTGCACAGTCAGAGGTGCAAGATAAGGTCAATATGCAGCGCGATATTCAGCGCAATCAGGAGCATATCCAGGAGCTGATAGATATACTGGCAGAAGTGTACGAGGATATGGATGATGCTGACCAGGAGCTTTGGTCAGAGATTGATGTGATCCATGAGGACACTGGATCTATGGCTGGTCACATGATGGAGATTATTAAGCTACAATCTAGGATAGCAATATTAGAAAAGACAGTAGAGTTTACTCGTAAAGATGGAATGTAGCGATGGACCCGATAACAATTCTCGCTGGCATAAAAACAGGAATGGCGGCTGGCAAAACTATCGCTGGTCTAAGCAAAGAAATTGGCAACTTCTTTGACGCAACAGACGCAGCCAAAAAACAGTTACAGAAAAAAGGTGTATCCGAAAAAAGCGTAAACGCTACAGCGATGGACAGGTGGGCTTCTTTGAGGGCCGCTGCTGATAGTGAGCGTGAGCTTCAGGAGTGGATTACGCAAACCTATGGCAGATCAAAATGGTTAGAGCTTCTAAAGATACGCAGGGAGGTGTTGCAAGAGAAGCGCGAAGCAGAAGCTCAAGCGCGGCGTGAGGCCATAGAACGGCAAGAAATGATGGTCACTGTGGCTGGGATTGTCGTGCTACTTCTGTTCTCTGCTGTCGGCGCTGCTGCCTATTTACACTACATGAATTGGATTGACGTTAGAGATTGGTTTAGGTGAGACTTGTTGAGGTTAAGCGAAATAGGTTTGTTGTATATACAGATGATGATAAAGTTGTTATTATTACAAGCGATAGAAGAATAGCTGAAAGGTTTTTAGATGGCTAAAACTTTTATAGATGATTGGAAGATTGTTCCGCGATTGATGATGTTAGCTGTTACAATTTTAACTTATCAATCTGTTCATTGGTATATGGCTTTACCTGATCCGAGTATCCAGCAAAGCGGATTGGTTAGCGTGTGTATGGGAGCGTTAACAGGTTGCTTTGGTATCTGGATGGGTAAGGAGGCCAGCAAATGATAGGGCAAATCCTTGGGCCAGTAGCAGGTCTTGCTAGTAGCTGGCTCGATGCAAAGACAACCAAGCAAGCAGCGGAGGCAAAGCTGAAGCTAACTGAGGCTGAAGCGAAAGCAAAGATACTCTTGTCAGAAAAGACTAGCGTTGCTGACTGGGAAAAGATCATGGCTCAAAACTCTGGCTCAAGCTGGAAAGACGAGTGGTTTGTAATTATTTTGTCGATACCTATGATCTTATGTTTCATTCCAGGGATGGAGGGAGTTGTAAGGCATGGGTTTGAGCAGCTTCAAGCTGCGCCGGACTGGTACATGTACGCACTTTTGACCGCAATATCTGCATCATTTGGCGTGAAAGGTTTTAAACAATTTATAGGAAGAAAGTAATGGGATACAAACTAGGTAAACGTAGCTTGTCAAAGTTAGAGGGCATAGATGAGCGTATGGCTTCTGTTGTTAAGTATGCGATTGGTGTTACTAAACAGGATTTCTCAGTGATATGTGGGCTTCGAACTATTGAAGAACAGAAAGCTTTGGTAGCAAAAGGTGCCAGCCAAACCATGAAAAGCAAACATATTGATGGTCTGGCTGTAGATCTTATGGCTTATGTCGATGGTGGCAGGTGGGAGCTAAACCTGTATGATGAGATTGCTGATGCAATGGCAGAAGCAGCTAGAGCTTGTGACGTGCCTGTGAGGTGGGGAGCTGCCTGGACAGTGCCTAATATCGCGCAATGGGATGGTGACATGGAGAGCGCTATGAATGATTATATAGATACCAGGCGGTCACAGAACAGGCGTCCTTTCATTGATGCGCCACACTTTGAGCTGATGGTGTAGTCATGGCTAAAAGCACGGTCAACAAAGCTGGAAACTACACTAAGCCAAAGATGCGCGAGCGTATGTTTAGGTCTATTATGAACAGCAATGTGCAGGGAACCGCTAGTGGAAAGTGGAGTGCTAGGAAGGCGCAGCTTCTGGCGAAGCGTTACAAAGCTGCTGGTGGAGGGTATAGATCGTGAAAAGAAAAAGCATACTAACTTCTAGCCAAGAAAAGCAGATGAAGAAACATAAAGATCATCATAGTAAAAAGCATATGAATATGATGCGCGATCTGATGGGTAAAGGAAGCTCGTTTAAATCTGCACACAATAAGGCTATGAAAGAGGTAGGCAAATGAAGGCTCCACAGAAATCACTGATGAACTGGGGCAAGCAGAAGTGGCGAACTAAAAGTGGTAAACCTAGTTCTGAGACTGGCGAGCGCTATCTCCCTTCTAAGGCTATTGATGCTCTTAGCCCTGCTGAATATGCAGCAACAACCAGAGCAAAAAGAGAAGGCACTAAGGCAGGTAAGCAGCATGTGGCTCAACCTAAAAAAATTGCAAAGAAAGTAAGGAAGTACAGAAATGTCTAAAGGCCCAGACGTCAAATCTATGCTTAATCGTTACGGTCTCAG